GCCTATGCTCAGGCTGATAACATGGCTATCCGTAACCTGACTGCAGCTGAACGAATGGCTGGTGAAGAGGGGACTACATTTCTCCAGATTCAGACTGATGGTATGACAGAGAAACAAATCGTCACCATGTTTGAGGAACTAAATACTCTCCAGGATGCAGACGGAAACCCAATATTCACAGGATTTACTCCAACTGGTGATAACATCGTTATCGGTGGCAGCTATTACGCTGGTGGAGTGGAAAACTTTGCTATAGCAGTTGAGTCTGTATTACCGCAAATTGAGCAAATAAGAGATCGACACAACCAAGGTGCTGCAGTTACACTAACGGAAAAGAAAGTTAAGACTTATGATGCAGAGCAATACCCAGAATTCTACAGAAGCGGAAGTCCGAAAACGAATAATCGAGAAGCTGAAAAAGTCAGGAAGTTGGACGGACGAACCACAGGGTCTGGACAAGACCTTGGCAGGAAACTCCGCAGTCATGTTCTCCGCAGGCTTGGGGACATTCAGCCAGGGCAGCGAGCAGCCCCTGCCACCGACCCAAGCTCCAGGCACTTCGCTGGAATAGTAGACGCTGGAAAGCGAGCCAAGAAAACGGCTGGAGCTGAGGCTAAGGTGGCTCAGGCCAAGGAGACTCTAGACCAAGCACAGGCTGCAAAGGACGCAGCTGTAGAGCCTGTTGGTGGACGCAAGACTTGGAAGGGTGATGTCACCCCAGAGCAGCGCAGTGAAATAGCTGGCTCACTAGCTGCAGCTAAAAAGGCTCTGAGTGCTGCTAGAAAAGCTGAGGCTCCTGTTAAGAAGGGTGCTATCAGTAAGGACATGCTCAAGCTCTCTCAGCGCCTAAATGCGGATGTCCTGCGTGGGACCATTTCTGAGGACATGGGTATCTATGCTTGGAAAATCGCCCAAGCTTTTACAGTAGCCCAGAAAGATGTCAGGATCCATCCAAATCTGAACCAGAAAGGGCTAGATGGACAGGCTAAAGCATGGATCCGTGACAAGCTCGCTACAGTCAAGTCAGGCACTCTGGTAGTCGAGAACTTGCCAGAAGGCTACAAGCCACCTCAAGGCTATGGAGTCGCTACTACTAAAGATGGTGAAAGTATAGTATTTAAAAATACAGAGGCAAAAAAGCTGCAGAAAAAGGGACCAGTTGCTAATCAGAAATTACCTCTTAAAGAGTGGTGGGCAACACAGCCTAGTAGAGGTGCTAGACTCCGGGTTCCACAATTTGATGGCACGGATGTCCTAACAGCTGTCACCATGCGTAAAGGCAAGGTGCAGAATATTGAGATTCTGAATGAGACTGAAGCCAAGCGCAATATGCAGCGAGTGCTTAAAGCTGAAGAGGCTGATGCTGCTGATGCTGCCTTCATGCCAGCTGACCAAAAGAGCTTACCAGCCAGCCCAGCAATTAGTAACCCTAGAGGAGTTGAGCCTAGGATGCTAAGCAGCAATCCGTATCTGCAGCGCAAGCCAGTTCCATTACCAACTGTACCAGCAGCTAAATTAGGAGACCAAGAGGAGAGGCTTAACAGTTACCTAGAGCTGCTCAAAAACTAGTGAAGCGAGATGGCCTAATTTTTGAACTAGAATTTAGGCTCGCAGCTCTAAAGGAAGGGTTCGATGTGTTCCCAGCAGAAGGTGACTACAGTCTAGTAGACTGCATGCTGCTAAATCAGGCTGGCAAATCTTATCGGGTCCAAATCAAAGGAACAGGTGGCAGTGTTAAATCTGACGGCAAAGGTCGCAAAGCCTCTGGAAACAAATTTCAAATCATTCCTGGATGTGGTACGGATAAAAGAAGCTACCGGGCTACAGAGGTTGATGTTTTAGCCTGCTGGGTGGATCCACGCAGGGAATGGTTTCTGCTACCGATGATTCATGCCCAAGGCAAAAGCACTCTAGCATTCTTCTGCTGGGAAGGAAGCAAGAGCCAGTGGGAGAAATATCGCAACAACTGGGATATCTTTAGGAGCTAGGCAGAATTGCAAAATACTCCCGTGCCTGAGCCTTAGTGGCATCACCCTCATAGTGCTTTGCAGTAGTAGCAGCAGTAGAGTGTCCAACCTGCTTACGCACATCGTCCTGAGTTAAGTATGGGGTAGCGTATGTGCCGTAGCTTTTACGAAGTATGCTGTTGGTCCTGCCAGTGTACCCAGAAGCTTTTATGGCTGCACGGAAGCGCTTGGCAAAATTGGTGAAGTTTAGCTCTCCACCATATTCGTCCTGCCACCACTCCATCCAAGTCCAAAAAGTTTCTGGCAGGTCACGGACTACCCTGCGTGTGTTCTGGTCTCCAGCAGAGTGCTTGGCAATTCGCACATGAATCTCTTTCAGTTCCCAATCAAGCTGGTCAAGCTGGAACACCTGAGTCTCCTCTGGACGTATGCCAGCAAACATACCCAAGATTAAAACTGGAATAAGCGCTGGGTCTTCAGCGCATGCATAATTCAGCAGCGCCTTAGCCTGTGGTACTGTTAGCCAGCGCTTCTTGAGCTTGGGTTCTGCTGGGAATGCATTGCCTTTGCGGTTGAGGAAATTCTCATTGCAATAGCGCTCCTCTACAGCCCAGTCCAAGAACTGTGAGATGAGTATGCGCTGACGTTTGACTGTGTGCCATGCTAGTCCCTGCTTCAATAGAGCAAGGTGATGATCTCGCAAATCTTTGCCAATGTTAGTAGCAGCATCAAGGTGGCCGAATTCTGCTATGAATCTAGCCTTACCAGGTTCGTGGCTGTCATAGGTAGACTGAGCCTTCCCCAGTTTCAGATACAGCTCCCAGTACTCCTCCATGGCCTGACCATATGTAATACCTGCGACAACCTGCTTTCCACCCATTTCGATGTAGCCCTTGACTGCATCAACTAGGGACAGCCCTGCAGGCAGTATAGCTAAGGCAGTGTGAAACTGCTCCAGCTGGTCTGGGTTTAAGAATGCTTTGCTGTCACCGACTCTAGAGATTGCAGCGCCTGCGTCATCTATATAGCGCTGGGCATCTTCTCTGGTAGTAAACTGGTGCTTCTTGCGCTGACGTTTGCCGTCAGCCCCAGTTCTGTACTCATTGACCACATAGCGCTTGCCTGAGTGGTGCTGGTGGATTCCTATGTCGGAGAATTTAGTAGTAGTCATTGGTCTTTTTTACTTTGCAGTTTTGTGGAACAGCAGTTGAGGGGACCAATATTGGACGGTCCCCGGGGACCAATCAAGCTTAAAAACGCCCCACTTTGCCCCACTTTAGTGTCATAAGGGAATTGGCCAAAAGAAAGAGCCACCCCAGTGCTGGAGTGGCTCTTGTTTGTTTATTTATGCGGTTTAAAGCTGGTGGCGAGACCCGGATTCGAACCGGGGACACATGGATTTTCAGTCCACTTTAATCGACACCATTACTCCAATAGAATAGTCAGGAGACAGTCTGGGGACTGCATGACTAGGGTAATCTCTTTTTCATGGAGTGCAGAAACTACCCTATAAATGGTCAACTAGTAGATATGTAGGTCAGTCCTTTTTCCATATAGTACTGATCCTGACCTTGTATCTTGTAGGTCCAGCCTTTTTCACCTCTAGCACTTTTCAAGATGACTCCCTGCATCTTGTTCTTATTAACCATGACAGTCATGCCTGGGCTAAACTTAGGAGGCATGGAAGCATCGAGCATGTTTTGTATGGCTGCTGTGTCTGCTGGCAACTGTAGCATTCGATTGCATATCCATGAAGCCATGATGATACATACAATGCAACTCAGCCCAAGAAATACTCCCAAGCTAATCCAGTACTTTTTTTCTCTCTCAGCTGCACAAACAAGTCGGTGAATTTGGTGTATTTCCTGACCATTGATACGCATCTCTGCAATATCCTCACCATCAGGGATGTTAAAATCAATAATGTCCCTGCTTTTAGTTTGAATCTGCACACTGGTGGGCATGCAGTTTGCGTTAGGTTCGTTTGTTACTTTTTTACTTTTACGGGTCATAGATTGTCGCCTTTCTCTTTATCATAGTGATGTGCTGCCCTGCACATTGAAAGAAACTTAGGTAGTTTTGGTTCATCCTCACTGATTAGTTCGTAGCAACTCTCGCAGAAGCCTGCGACTAGGTTGCTCATGGTTTGATGGTTTTCTTCAGCTAGTTTAGAGAGCTGTTCATGCTGCTCCTGACTAACACGTATGGTGATTATTGTGGATTTCATTTTGTGATGGGAGTTGGTGCAGACACATACCGATAAATATACCGCACTTTGATGGTGCAAGTATTTTTTTGAAAATAATTGTTGACGTAAACGTTGTATGCGATTGTATGCGGTTGAAATATACCAGAATACATGAGGAGATTGAGTGACGAATTTAGAAGGCAGAAAACTAGCCTGACCTTGAAGCCAGAGACTTGGCCAGAATTCAAAAAGACCTGCCACCAGCTTGGGCTGTCAGCATCTGCACAGCTAGAGTCACTGATGCTGCGCTGGGTCAAACGGCAAAGGAAGAAACAATGATCCAGCCAGAGCTACTACGATTAAAAGAAGCTGCACAGCTGCTGGGCTACAAGGATCCCAAGCAGATACAAATTCTGAGGCAGCAAGGTCTTTTAAGATATTACTACACCCCTCTGTCCAAAAGGCCAAGGGTGAGACGGCAAGATGTATTAGGGCTAATCAGCATCAAGCCGCCTAAAGAGGCAATTTGGGGCAAGAGGAGAGGTGAAAATATTTCTTAGCTGCATACCACCAAAGGCCACCCACCAAGCCAGCGCCAGAATTCTCAAGAGGCGTGATGGCACAAGCTTCGTGGGCAAGATGCAGAACAGTAAGGGCAAGGCTGTTCAGCGTGACTTGCTGGCTCTACTCCACCCACATGCACCAGCGCAACCCTTTGAGGGTCCGCTCAGGGTGAAGGTGGCATGGTGCTATCCGTGGCGCAAAAGCGAGCCAAAGAAAAACAGGCTGGCTGGCAGTAAGCCCTGCGACACTAGACCAGATGTCGATAACCTAGCTAAGATGTTTTTAGATATCTGCAGTCGGCTCTTCTGGGTCGATGACAGCCAGATTAGCAGCCTTAGCTTCAGCAAGTGGTGGGGAGACCATCCAGGTATAGCGTTAGAGATTTCAAAAATGGGGGAGGATACCCAACCGACCAATGATGGTCAGGTATCCCCTGCAGCTACAACTGCAGCCCCAAAACACAAACCAACCATGACCAATGAATCAAGTAAAGTTAGAAATACCTGAGCCTAAGACAGAGCTGCGAGACACTCTGTTCTTTACTACCATGATATTAGCCTGCGCTGCCAACATAGCCGTCTGGGCATACGCTACCGGGCATATCCTCAACAGCCTCAACCTGATCCTACAATGACCCAGAAAGAACTAGATCAGCTGAAATTTCAACAAGTGCGCCTTCGCAAACTCATCGAGCGCATCAACCTCAAACACAAGAAAATCAAGTAGTCATGCCAGTAAATATCGCAGAGCTAAAGTCAGCCCTATCAGGTAAGTATCTGAAGGCTGAAGACCTAGATGGAGTACTTCAAGTAACCATCAAAGATGTAAACCTAGAGACTGTCGGACAGGACAGTAATGAGAAGAAAGTGGTCCTCTACTTCCAGGAGACAGAGCAAATCTTTCCCCTCAATAAAACCAACTACAACACCATTAAATCGGTGCTGCAGCAGAATGATCCTAACCAGTGGGTAGGCCAGCAGATCAGCCTCCGCTCAGAGAAGGTTCCTTTCAAGAACGAGATAGTAGATGCCATCCGTGTAGATCCTAACCCATTTTAAAATCAATAACTATGAATGAGGCTATATTAGACCCTGGCATGTGGTCAAAGGACATGCTGAACGATGAGTATCACGCTACTAGAGCTTTGGGTAGCTCTGGTATCAAGCGGCTACTTAAATCCCCTGCAGTGTATCGCTATGAGTGCGACAATCCACCTAAGCCAACCAGAGCTATGGAGATTGGAACTTACACTCATGCAGGAGTGCTGGAGCCTGAGCTTTTCAATGAGACTTGGTTCAGACTGCCAGAAGGCGACAAGCGCAGGAAAGAGTACAAAGATCAGGTGGCAGAGGCTGCACTAGCTAATCCGGGCAAATCTGGTATCGACCCAGCCACATGGGACCAGATACATGCCATGCGTGACGCAGTACTAGCTCACCCTATGGCTCGTAAGTTAATCCAGCCACAGTCACGGGCCATGGTGGAAGCGAGCTTCTTCTGGAACTGGGACGGGGTAGAATGCAAGTGCCGACCAGACTTCTACTGCCCAGCTGAGTCTTATGTGGTTGACCTTAAAACTACACAGGATGCCAGCCCAGAAGGCTTCGCAAGGAACTGCGCTAACTTTGGCTACCATATTCAAGAGGCTTTTTATAGAACTGGACTGGCAGCACATAATCGAGCTGTAGATCGATTCTATTTCTTGGCTGTAGAGAAGGAGCCACCCTATTTGGTAGGAGTCTACACGCTGGACGGCATGGCTAGAATGACAGGCAGGCATAAGTGTGAAGAGGCGCTGAGTGCTTACATGAGCTGCGAGCAGACAGGTGACTGGCCAGGGCTATCCAATGAGGTGATCCAGTTGGAGCTACCACGCTGGGCTGTACCACAGGATCCACCTAAGACGGATGACCTCACTGCTATTCGTTCAGTTAACTCAGTAAAGTTGGAACAGGGTAGCATGCTGACGCTGGACCAAGCCTGTGAGCTGGCTGGCTGCAGTAGAGTCACTCTCTACAACTGGATGAACGATGGGCTGGCTTACACCAGTACCAATCCAAATCTCAAGCGCAGCCCAAGGCTGATTAAAGCAGAAATACTGCAGGAGTACATCGATGCCAAGCAAGCTGCCTGAGTATACCCTGAGCTTCGACATGTTGCTGGATATACCCGGCCATGGTCGCAGGAGATTTCCTATTGATTGTTCGGTGAGTCGCTCCTTCAAAAAAAGTGTTGGTGAGCATGTGCAGGCTGTAGTCGCAGAGTCGGCAATGAAGGAGCGCTCACCAGAAGAATGGAAAGATATTCTGGAAGCATGGGTAGTAGATGAAGATATTCGGGCATGGGCTGGAGCCATAGCATGGTGGGACCATTGCCCTAACTTTCCAGTCACAGAGCGCTACACTGTGGTTCAGAACAGAAAGCAGGAACTGCTAAACATGTATGCAGTCTGCACCTGCAAGCGACCACTACAGCTCAGGCTGCGTGATCTCAATGTAGCTGACGATGATCTGATACCTGACCTGCTTATGGCTGGCGAGCTTCATATAGCTGACCTGCCTGAGCCGTTACAGCAAGTTGGTCTCAAGTTATTGAACGCATACAAGCACTACATAGCTGCCAGGAAGGAACAGCAGCGCTGGGCATGTATGGCTTCTGAGTATGTCTACAATTCAGAGCGAGTCCAAGCCACTGACACAGACAAGCTCATGGCTGCTCTGCGTAATATTGGCTATTTCCACCCGGAATGGAGACTGGGGCTGACTGACACTGACTACCAGAGCCAGTCTGGCTGGAAGAAGAACTTCAAACACAAGATCTTAACCAAGTGGGGCAAGGAAGTTAAAGCCCATACCATAGACTATGGAAGCTCACGTAAGGTACGAGACTGACCTGCCACTGCAGCCAGACTGGCCTGCTATGGTGGAGATCCCAGAGGCAGCTTTTACGGATCTTGCAGGTCCATATGAGTTCATGGTTTATGCCACCCTGATCTGGATGGCAGCAAAGGGTGAGACCAGCCCCAGTAGCAACCGACTAGCTGATGTTACTGGCATGAGTAAGAGTACGATTATCAGGGTTGTGAATGGGCTGGTTTCATCTGGGGTTGTGATAAAAGAAAAAATCAGTCCACAACGTAATCGGTTTAGGATTCTGGAGCCAGTCCAACCTGTGTCTGAGAGACACAAGCCTGTGTCTGTGGGAGACAAGCCTGTGTCTGTGGGAGACAAGCTTGTGTCTGTGGGAGACAAGCTTGTGTCAGAGAGAGACAAGCCTGTGTCTGTGGTGGACAACGTGATTCCCATGGAGTCACCCCCTCATACTCCCCCTGTTACTGCTACTGCTACTACAGCTGCAGCTGCCCCCACCACCTCCAAAAATACCCCCTCCTATAGTCCTCCCCCTAAAAAGGTTCCTACCTCCCCCAGGATGCAGAGACCGACACAGGAAGATGTGACCGAATACATGGGTCAGATCCTGATGCCCAAGAAGGAAGCATCCAAGTACTTCGACTTTTACGAATCTTGTGGCTGGCTTGTCGGCAAGAAACCCATGAGGTGCTGGCAGGCTGCAGCTCGCAACTGGAAGCGCAACTACCTTGACCAAGGTGGCCAGCTGCTGGCTAGACCCCCTAAGACCCCCAAGCAAGAGCAGCAGCTGGAGCAGACCCAGTCATGGAAACCAAAGCTGAAAGCATGGATCAAACAGGAGTTCCCAAACCCGGAAGAACTCATGGACCCAACAGCACCCCAACGATTTCTGAAGATGAGCTATCACCAATTACCTGACTACGTCAAAGAAGGAGCCGACATATGAACAAGCTGATACGCATAATGGATCAGGGCAATCCTACCTACATCAATCCAGCTTTTGTCGAAAGTGTTGAATCTGATGGACAGTACACACTGATCTACCTCAAGGGTCATGCCAGCCTCGCCACCAAGGAAGATACAGTGGAGCTGGTGAGGCGCTTCAATCAGGGCATAGTCAGCCCAGTAGATTCACCATTTGTTAAGGCTGTAAAGAAGGAACAGGCCAATGAATCTTGAAGCACTACTACAGCCCAACCCTAACGGCTCCTTCGATATCAGGATCATCCCTGCCAGACATGGTATCGTCGGACCCAGACATCTCAAGGGTGAGGCTGAACTACCCCTGCACCGAAATATTCCAAGAGGTGATGCTGTAGCTGCCTGCAGAGCCTTCCAGGACTTTCTAGACCAGCAGAACAAGAGACTGAACCAGAAGCGCAAGAAAAGATAATTAAGGAAGAACAATGAAAATAAAAATACAAACAATCACTCCAGAAAAAGCTAAAGCTCTACTCAGTAAAAATATCCGCAACAGAACTGTCAGGAATTCGCATGTTAATGATCTGGCTCATGCCATGAAGTCAGGCCACTGGAGTGTGAATGGTGACTCTATTCGCCTCAATGGGGATAATCTTGTTGATGGACAGCATCGACTACTGGCATGCATCAAGAGCAAGACTCCATTCCAGACGCTGGTAATTAGTGATCTAGATTTCAGTACATTCCATACTATCGATCAGGGCTTGAAGAGATCACACGCTGATACTCTACATGTCAGAGGTGAAGACAGCCCATTGATGCTAGGTGCTGCATTGGTGCTAGTGCATAAATATCAGATGCAGAAGACTGGAGGTTATAAAATCTCCAACACAGAGCTGCCTGAGCTACTTGAGAAGCACCATGCTCTCCGTGAGTCAGTACAGTACCTAAACAACTTTCGGAAGATGTTCATACCCCACTCCATACTGATTGCTGGTCACTACATGTTTGCTAAGAACAACAGAGCAACAGCTGATGAATTTATAGAGCAGGTATGCACAGGTGTGGGACTACAGCACAGAGACCCTGCACTGGTCCTCCGTGAACGCATAATGTCTGAGCGGAGCAGAAGTGGCACAGCATCATGCCTGCCTAGGGTTTACACCTTGGTGCTACTGGTCAAAGCATGGAATGCATACGTAGATGGTCGAAAGATAGCATCACTGCGCTGGAGGACGGCAAAGAACAGCACAGAACTGTTCCCGAAGGTAAAATAAGGCAAGAATCAATGAGCAAGGACGAAGACAAGACCAGCTACCCTCCACAGCTCCAGGGACCAGAGCAGTTACCTGGAGTAGCTCAGGTGCAGGACAGAGTAGACCACAATGGCAACAGGCTGTTCGCAACTAACCCGGAGAAGTACATGCGAATCGCTTCCATGCTGGCTGAGGGTGAACCCATAGGCAGAATTGCCAACAGCCTCAAGACCAGCCCTATGACTGTCTATGCAGTCCAGCGTAGGGAAGGAGTCACCATCAGCGAAGGTAAAGCCTTTATGGCTGACCTGGTTAGCCTAGGCGCTCGTCTGGCTGTAGAGTCTACCATCGAGAAGATCCAAAATGATGAGATCCCTCCAGGACAGCTACCAATTGTCGCTGGCATCTTTATTCAACGAGCGCAGGAACTGCGAGGTGAACCTACCCAGCGCATCGAGGTAACTCGCAAGGAAATGACCCAGAACGACTTTAACGACATCATCAACAACCTGCCCAAACAGGCAGACATCATCGAGGTAGTAGATGCACATGAGAAGCCACCTACATCAAGCGGAGAGTAGCTGCCATGATTGAGCTGGGGGTTGACACTGCTACAGTTACTGCTACTACTACTGTAGCTGTTCCTGCTACTGCTCCTGCTACTGTAGCTGCTGCTGTACCTGCTACTGCTAGTGCTGCTACTGCTCCTGCTCCTGCTGCTGTACCTGCTGCTGTACCTGCTACTGTACCTGCTGCTGTACCTGCTGCTGTACCTGTTACTGCTCAGGGGCTGAAGAGGTCCATGAAACCGATTGGGACACTTTACCGGGAAGCGCAACGCACGCAGGCGCACACACGTAGCACCCTCGATGTAGTACTGTTTTGGTCTCCCCCTGGTCCCCCTGTTGCACAGGTTAGCTCCAGTACTACCAGGACAGTGGATGATGCATCCATAGGGCCACCCCCTGCCACCCCAGAACAGCCCCTAGGGGGAGGGGGGGGTACTGGATCCGGCCAGCGACGATTCCTGCAACCGATCCACCCACCAGCAGAAATTCCAGCAAAAGCTCCTGCACTTGTTTCTGCACCTGCACTTGTTCCTGCCCCTGCACTTGTTCCTGCCCCTGCCCCTGCACCTGCACCTGCACCAGATGAAGGCTAGTCTTATATATTTAGCAGGACCAATACATGGGCTGAGTGACCAGGACTGCAGGTACTGGAGGCAGAAGGCTAGTCAATTACTTCGTGCCAAGAGCATGATGACAATTAGCCCTATGTCGAATGATTGTCGAGGCAGGGAAGGCAGGTTTGTTCAGCAGTTGGTAAACCGGGAAAAGGTTTGGATTCAGCAGTGTGATACAGTACTGGCCAACTGCTGGACACCTTCCTATGGCACATCGATGGAGATTCTTTATGCATGGGAGCAGCACAAGCAGGTAGTGGTCATATCCCAGAGTAAGAATCCTTGGTTAATATGTCACAGTGACTTGATGGTTGATACTATTGAGGATGCGATTGATCAGTTGGAGTATAGGGGGGCATGAATATAGATCCTAAGAGGAAGGTGCAGCCGCATCTTGGTATTTTTTCAGCTGGTAGGGTGTGGAAGACCTTCAAGTTCTGTGCAGCTCATAATCTCACAGGGTTAGAAGATGGGCATAAGTGCATGGGGGTGCATGGGCATAATTATAGGTTAACAGTTTTTTGCTGTGGGACTTTTAACACGGAGAGTGGCAAGAATGGAATGGTAGTAGATTTTGCCCGGATCAAGGAGGTAGTGCAGCCAGTGGTGGATATGTTGGACCACAAGAACCTTAATGAGTATGTTGAGCAGCCCACTACAGAGAATGTGGCTCAGTGGTTGTATTTTCTATTCAAGGAGCATCTACCAAAGCTTGAATACGTTGAGTTGCAGGAGACGGATACTTGTGGCGCTCAATTTCCAGCATTTAGGGAGTATAGGAGTCACTCTAAATGATTCACTACCATGGGATGGCCGGGAAGGGGCATGATGAGGTGATTGCGTTGGCAGGGGGCAGGCATATTTTCATATCTTATGCCAGGCCAAACATTTTGGAGATGGCATCAAGTATCTGTAGCAGTTTTGCGCTAGATAATGGTGCTTTCAGTGCATGGACCAAGGGCAAGGTCATAGATTATGATGGCTTTATTGATTTTACAGCTAGGTGGAGTCGGCATCCAGCATTTGATTGGGCTGTGATTCCAGATGTGATAGATGGTGATGAGGTTGCAAATGATGATTTTCTGGCTCAATGGCCCAGACAACTCCCTGGAGTACCTGTGTGGCATTTGCATGAGAGTTTAAAGAGATTGCAGCGTTTAGCTGAGGAGTGGCCCAGGGTATGTCTAGGTAGTAGTGGGTTGTACAGTAAGCCTAATAGTAAAAGTTGGTGGGGTCGTATTAGTGAGGCCATGGATGCTGTTTGTGTAGATGGGCAGCCTCTCTGCAAGTTGCATGGGTTGAGGATGCTTGATCCACGAATATTTACTAAGCTGCCACTTTCATCAGCTGACAGCACCAATGCGGAACGAAATGCAGGAATAGACAAGAAGTGGGGTCCATATGCACCTCCTACTGTAGGTCAGAGGTCTGCAGTCATTGCTTGGCGAGTAGAGAATCAACAGTCAGCTGAGTTTTGGGATCAGCCGACTCAAATGGAATTAGCCTTATGAAAGAGACAGAACTAGCAAAGATGCTGGGCATGACCCGGCAAGCATTAACCAGCTGGCGCAAGAAGTACTTGGACAGTGGCTGGGATGACCAGGAGCGAGAATATGAGGCAGAAGGGGTTGCAGCAGTTAAGGCAGCTTTTGGTATTGAGGAGGAGCTGCCTACAGAGCTGGAGGTAGTTGAAGGGGTTGTAGAGTACCTGCCCAGGAATCCAAGACTACTACTGGTCAAGATTGAAGGTGAGGATGAGTTAGCCAGGGTCAGAGTAAGAGATCAGGATTTATTTGTGAGGGGGATGCAGTTGCAGTTGAAGCCGTTGGTGGAGGTGCAGAGCAGTAACACGTATGTGCTGGCAGGGAGACATCCCAGGTGGAGAGGTAAGTGGTGAGTCATGTGGATACTACCAAAGCAGGTATTAAAGAGCTACGGCACTTATCATTGTGCAGTGGCTATGGAGGAATTGACCTTGGGTTGCGACGAGTTTTGCCAGCTTGCAGAACAGTCGCTTATGTCGAAATCGAAGCCTTCGCAATCTGGAACTTGGTGCAGAAGATGGAAAAAGGATACTTGGATGCAGCACCTGTCTGGACGAACCTTAAAACCATGCCATTGGCCCAGCTTCGGGAGGTATTGGGCAGAGAGTCAATAATTAGTGGTGGATTTCCATGTCAGCCATTTTCAGTAGCTGGGGCTAAAGCAGGAGATGAGGATCCCAGACATTTATTTCCATACATAGTAGATGCAGTTAGAACTATTCAGCCTCGATGGGTCTTCCTTGAAAACGTGGAAGGAATCATCTCAAGCAAGCTCAAGTCAGACAACTGGGCAGACCCAGCAGGGACACCAGTTTTGCTCCATGTCCTTAGAGAGTTGGAAAGGTTGGGTTACCGGGCAGAGGCAGGAGTATTCTCAGCGAGTGAAGTCGGTTTACCTCACCAGCGTAAACGAGTCTTTATCCTGGCCCACTCCAGCAGCGCACGAAGCAAGACTGGGTTACCAGGATCGGACCAGGGGCAAGAAAGGCACACAGAAGAGCTTAACGACTATCGTGATAGATCAGCAGCACCAGCAAGACCAGGACAGCAGCAGTACCCATGGGAGCCACCCAGAGTCATTCTGGGCAACTCCGACACAGGACGGCAATTACAACAGGAAGGGGATCAGCCAGAAGGCAGGGGATGGGATAGCCACACAGGTTCAGAAGGAAGATACTTTAGTGGGGCAAGCGACCAAGCAGTTAAGCCTAGGAACTTTATCACCCAGATGGACAGAAGCTTTAATGGGGCTACCGATTGGCTGGACTATGCCCAGCTGTGCAGCTCCGTGGATAATAGAACTGACGAGCTGCGACTCCTCGGCAACGGAGTGGTCCCTGCAACAGCTGCCAAAGCATTCACAACCCTTTACGAAAGAATAATCAATGGATAGAGCAACACAGTTACGAGAAGATGCGCTGCGCTACTTCTGTGAGAAGGCCAGAGCAAAATATGATAAAGGCCAGGCAGAGCATGGTGGCTACCTAGTGGACAGGGTCACGATGGATGATATTGAGGAGGAGCTGATCGATTTGCTGTTCTACTTCTTTTCGCTCAAGCGCAAGTTCAACTTATTAAGTATGCCAATCCATGTGGGATCTAGAGACATTGAAACGGCTGAATGATCAGGAAGTTGCCCGGCAGCAGCGCCAGCAACAGTCAGAGGTGCTTGAGGGAGCCATAGCGCAGAGCTGGGCTGCTGCACTCCAGCGTCAGGTTGACTCTCTTGGCATCTCAGGTCATCTTACTGAGAATGAGCCAGGAGGAGACAGGGCTACCAGGGGACCAGGGCATGACTGCAGAAGAGCAGGTCGATGCTGTGACCCACATGATGCACAACACAGTAGCGAGGGTGCTGCAGGAATGGGACATGATAACAGTAGAGACTGTGATCGGGATTCTTGCATTTGTGCAAAGGGATCTACTGGAGACCACTGTTGAGTTTGAGCTTGAAATACCAGAGGATGAGGAACCAGAAGACGATGGGGGTTTTACCTACTGATGGACCCGGTAGCAGCAGCAGAACTGGCCAATCAGGCAGCAACAGCTACAGACGGCAACCCACTGGGGGCCATGTTCAAGGATGCTGGCTCACATATTTTGTGGCTGGGGGTGAGCTTGTGCTTTTGGATGCTAATCAAGGACTGGTTGACCCGGATCAGCGCAGGGATCAGTTTTTGGTTCAGCAGGGACTTCCAACCAGGAGACACAGTGCTGCTGGATGGGGAGACAGCTATAATAGTTTCAATTGGTGCAAGGCAGTCCACCTTCCAAATTCGGGAAGGCAAGGTAGTGCGCTGGAGGTTTGTACCCAATCACCTGATCGAGCAGCTGAAGCTGGAGAAGGTTGTGGACGTAGTCCAGAATGGTCATAGCAATGGCCACCCAACCAAAGTTTGACATCACTCCGCATCCTGTCCTGGCGCTGCCCACACAGGAGCAGGCTGAGGCCATGGGGTTTGAGAAGTTCCGTGAGCTGATTGAGAAGCGTGAGAAGCTGATTGAGCTAGAAAAGACTGACCCCTACTACTATGGATTTGAGCCACCACTTTGGGCAAAGGCCAGAGACTTCCTAGAGCAGCACCAAGAGATTTTGATCCTAGGTGGCAACCGGGCAGGGAAGAGTGAATTTTGTGCCAAGGAGATTGTCAGGACCATGGTCAACAACCCTGGCGCTCGATGTGTTTGTTTCCAGGCCACCCACAGCAACTCTGTTGAAATGCAGCAGAGCCTGGTCTACAAATATCTACCCCTAGTCTGGAAGAACTCCAAACAGAACAAAGTCACCAACATTCGCTACACCCAGAAGAACGGCTTTAGTGACAGCACCTTTGTCGGCCCCAATGGAAGCCAGTGCTGGTTCAAGGTGTATTCATCAGAGTTATCAACCATAGAAGGAGCAGAGTATGGACCCGGCAATGCCTGTTGGTTTGATGAGCTTGCACCCTTGGACTGGGTCAGGACAGTCAGATTTAGGCTCATAACAAGAGCTGGGCGCATGATGATCAGCTTTACACCAATCCAAGGCATGTCCCCACTTGTGCGTGAGTATCTGACAGGAGCTGTGACTGAAGAGTGGGAAGAGGCAGAGCTGCTTATCGATAAAAGTGGCCGGGCAGAGCAAGTTCCCAGAATCCAGCAGGCTGGTGGAGGTAGAGATGCACGGATCCTATACTTCCATACCAAAGACAATGCATATGGTGGCTATGAAACCTTGAAGAAGACCCTGGCAGGGGAGACTAGAGCAAACATCCTGACCAGAGGTTACGGCATACCCCAAAAGCAGATGGCAGCTTTGTTCCCACGATTTGGTCCGACCCACATCGTGCGGAGCGAGCAAGTGCCTGACGAAGGGACAAATTACCACATAGTCGATCCCAGTAATGCCAGGAACTTTTTTATGATCTGGGCCAGAGCCACCCCAGACGGCAAGATTTACATCTACCGGGAATGGCCATGTGAAGCCACCTACATCGAGGGAGTCGGCTGGCCAGGTGCATGGGCAGAGCCAGACGGCAAAAAGCTAGATGGCAAAGCTGGACCAGCTCAGGAATGTTTTGGATTTGGTCTAGAGCGATACACGCAGGAGATAAGTAAACTGGAGACTGAAGATGTTCACTACCGATTTATGGACAGCCGATTCGGTGCATCACCCACTCCTACCAAGACTGGCCAGACCACTCTCATCGAATCTTTTGAAGATCATGGATTGTTTTTTGAGCCGACTCCCGGAGTGGCTCTAGATGAGGGCATCAGCCTGATCAACGATGCACTGGACTACGATGTCACCCAGGATGTAAGTCCACTCAACTGTCCGAAGCTATATGTGCATGAGGACTGCAAAAATGTCAGATTCGGCCTGCAGACATGGGGCAACCATGATGGAAAAAAATCTGCGACCAAGGATATAGCTGACTGTATCCGCTATTTATTGCTGGTCGAGCCGACCTACATTGATCGGAGCAAGACACAGCTCAGGTCAGGCATTTTTTGGTAAAAATCAGCCAAGGTCAGGTGGTGGACCAATTAGTCGAGCAGTTGACTGATGACCAGAAATAGCTAGGACTGATCTGTTTGTTCATAAATTCCTTTATATCTCCTAGGGCTGCCTTTCACAAGGGGCAGCCCTTTTTTTATGCTGGGGGTGGCTAGGTCGAGCTGCCACTTGCTTCCACTTGCCACATGGGTATTTTAAGAACTCATGCCAAGAGAGAAGCTACTGCTGAGGAGAGGCGAGGTGCTGGAGCTTTTAGGAGTTACAGACCGGATCCTGACTAGAATGGTAAGGGAGGGAGTCATCAAACCAGTACAGTTTCCAGGCTGCAGAGCCTTTTACCGCAGAGCCGACATTTTAGAAGCCATCGACCGACATGAACAGCAAACTGTCAACTGCTACGCCTGAAGCGCCAGAGCTATCTGAGCTTATCAACGATCTGCAGGACATCCTTGTGGATGCCAATGATGCAATAGGTGTACGTGACGAGTATGACGATGTTCGCTACTGTCGCTGGTCTGGTCAGTCAGACGATGGCAGAAAGCATGAGTCTGACCTAGGTGATGTGCCTGGGCCGTGGGAGGGCGCTTCTGATTCCAGGATCCGATTAGCTGACCGCATCATCAATGAGCATGTGCAGCTGGTCACAGAAGCTTTTTTCAGAGCGCAGCTCCAAGTTGTAGGAGTTGAGAAAAATGACATGACCAGCGCAGGTATCTGGTCAGACCTGATGAACTGGCTGGTCCACCAGAAGCTGGAGCCTGAGCTGCGTCAGCAGGTAGAAATCCTGGCTAATCATGTTTTTTCTGATCACCCGGCTGTTGGCATTCTAGGAGTTTACTGGAAACAAGAGCTGGCTTATAACCAGCGCAGTTTCGGCATGGAAGACCTTGCCAAAGTTGTTATGTCGCAGGGTGGCAATGAGCAGGCGCTCATGCAGATCGTCGAAAAAATGGAAGATCCCCAGGCACGTGACCAGGTGCTGCAGCTTATGCGTGGAGCCTTTCCTGGTATCGATGATGATGAGCTTGAACGTGCGCTAGATGAATTTAATGAAAAGGGGACAGCTACAGTATCCAGTCCGCAAGTAAAAGAGAACCGACCCTATTTTGTAGCGCACAAGCTGTTCGATGATATTTTCCTGCCCGGTAACACTTACGACATCCAGCACTGTGGTAGTATCTACAGACGGCAATGGATGAGCGAGGTAGACCTGCGTGAGAAGGTGGCCAGCGAAGAATGGGATGAAAAATTTGTTGATGAGTTACTAAAACATGAGGGAGCCAGCAGCGTTGAGACTAATCAGTACGTCGAGACCACTGGTGTAGGGCTGGAAGCGCTAAATCGTGGGAACAGAGGATCCCATGACGGCATGTTTGAGGTTTGGTACAGCTACCAGCGCCAGGCTGGTCCAGATGGAGTGCCAGGCATATACTGCACAGTTTTCTCGCCATTTGTGCGTGAGGACTACGGAAAGCACCTGTTGCTGCCATACCAGCATGGTCAGATGCCGTTTGTGTTGTTTAGCCGTGAGCGCCTGGGCCAGTCCGTTTTTGATTCACGCAGCATAAACGAGATTGTGATGACCTACCAAACGGAGGTCAAAATCCAAAGAGACTGCAGAACAGATGCTACAACAATTTCTACTTTGCCTCCATTACAGGTGCATGCGAGAAGAGGGGGATTAAATCTTCTACTTGCACCAGGGGCGCAAATTTCAGTCCAGCGCCAGGATGATCTGAACTGGCTCAACCCTCCACCCATGCCCAATGGCAGTATCGAAATTGAGCAGCGCTGCATCGAGGACGTAGAACGCTATTTCGGTGGGGGTGAGGATGTGCAGAAGCGCCTGTTGTACCAGCAGAGTGTAGTCAATCGCTGGCTGGCATCCTGGCGCAATGCATTCAATCAGTGCATGCAACTGGTCCAGCAGTACTGGGACACAGCCTATATCACCAGGGTCACCAATGGTAAGCCTGAGTCGATCATGATTTCCAGCGACGATATTCAAGGCCAGTACGACATGAGCCTCAGATTTAGCGCTGACAATTTAGATCCTGAGTTTACCCAGAAAAAACTAGAAGCCATTGCCAAACTAGTGGTCCCCCTCGATGTCACCGGGGTGATCGACAGGAGTGCGCTAGTTAAGCTGGTCTTGGAGATGTTGTCACCACAGCTGGCTCAGGAGCTGGTGATGGATGATAACAAGGCAGCGCTGAAGGAAATCGACAATGAGCAGAATGCTTGGGTCAAGATATTAAATGGTATCGAGCCACAAATGGAAGAGGGAGTGAATTTCCCACTGCGACTACAGACAGCCCAGCAGGTCATGCAATCTAGCCAGGAGGCACAAAAGAAAATGCAGGAGCAGCCACTGGTTCAGCAGCTGGCCCAGAACAGGCTCAAATATTTACAGTTTGGAATGCAGCAGAAACAGAATGCAGCGACAGGCAGGTTAGGAACCAGCCCACTAGCGCAACAGGCTGGACCAGCTCCAGGAGGACCAGCTCCAGCAGCTGGACCTGCAGCAGGTCCACCCCAGGAGGCAGCACCTCCACCAGCACCTGAGCCTGCAGGAGCATACTGATGGCTAGGAAGACCCCGGCTATACTGGTGCAGCGTGAGCGCCCTTTGGACATGCATGAGATCCGTGATGAGCTTGTGCGGATGCCAGAACGACAATTTCAAGCACTTGAGCAGGTCATCGATGAGATGCTGCTGGGAGCTGTCAATGATGTAGCTGACCAGCGCCAGCTGGAAAGTCATGCAAGAATGGCTGCGACTAGTGGCTGGATTGATTGCTTGGCTAGTCTGAAGTCACGCTTGGCTGATCTCAGAAGCAGCAAGTAGCTACCACTAGCTGTCACTTGCTACCACTTACTGCTGGCTGGATTGCATCAGCCTAGTGCTGGAGCTATTTGTGGGTCAACAGTCGGTATCTGTAACCTACCAGAATTATGAGTGATCAAGATGGGGTCGCGCCCGAAACGCAGATTGAACCAGACGATACGCTGAATGTCTCCGACATAGCAGCAGCGTTATTTGACAACCCACCGACCACTACCAGCAGCGAGGTAGCAGAGGCAGATCCAGGAGGAGCCACTGAAGAAGCTGCTGAGGAGTTGGATACGGAACCAGAGCCAGAGACTCAGGAAGCTGGTGACTCCCCAGGAGTTAAAAAGCGGATTGAGAAGCTTATCGCCCAAAAGCATGAAGCAGAATCTGAGCTGGTCAGTTTACGGAAACGAGTCGAGGAGCTTGAAAATAAGCCTGACCCGGAGCCAGAACAGCCCAGACCAGAAGCTCGCTTCCAGAAAGCTACCACTCATGCCCAGCTGCAAAAGCTGGAGCAAGAGGCAAAAGCCATGGATGACTGGATAACAGTCAACCCAGACGGAGGTACTTTTATAGATGCAGAAGGCAATGAGCAGGTCATTGACATGGAAAAGGCAAGGGAAATTGCCGGGCAGGTTCGCAAGGATCTGCGAGACAATATCCCTTTACGTCGAGAAGAGTTAGTGACCAGAGGCAAAGTCATCCAGCAGGCACAGCAAATGTTTCCCTGGATGACTGACCAAACCAGCGCAGAGCATACGGAAGTAGCTTCTTTGCTGGCTAGGAATAGCCGCCTCTCTGAGTTCTACGATGAATTCCCACAATCCCCACTAATGATGGGCTATGTGATCGAAGGCATCAAGGCAGTCCAAGCCAGAGGCAAGAAAGCAACACAAAGTGCAGCCAAGCCTCCAGCAGTTCCAACTCCTTCAACCAGGTCAACCACACAGCCAAAAAAAGAATCTAAGTCACAAAATGCGCTTCTAGATCGTGCAATGGCCACTGGGGACCGGGGTGCAGTCGCAGACTACCTGGAGACAATTCTATAGCCTAAAAATTAATTATAATGGCAGCTCTACTCGAAAGATCCCAAGTCGGTAAACGTGAGGATTTAGCCGACCTGATCAGTAATGTTGATCAGAAAATAACTCCTCTTACATCTCGCATCCGTAATGGTGATGCTCCGGGCAACACGCTCATGCAATGGCAAGCCGATGCTTATGACGATGTCAGCATCGATGGTGCAATGGACAACACTGACACCACTAGCTTCGATGACTTCAGCAATCGTGCTGTCCTCTACAACACTGTTCAAATCTTTGAACGTGCGCCTCAAGTCAGCCGTCTCGCAGAACGCATTTCTGATGTAGCTGGCCAAGGCAAGAAAAAGGAAATGGCCAAGCAAGTTGCTAAGGGCATCGTCCTCCAGAAGCGTGACATTGAGGCAGCTTTCTGCAGCCGTAATATTGCTCGTCAGGAGGATGCGTCCAACAGCTACCTCAGCCGTGGACTTCGCTCCTACATCATGCACACCCGTGGAACTCAGGCAGGTGAGCCTGGTTTCGGTGAAGCTTCTGGTTTGCAGGTTCCTGCTGCGTTCACTCCATCAGCTGCTCAGGTAGCCAGCGTTGCTGCTGCGAGCTTCAACGACGATTCCGTGCGTGACGTAATGGAAGCCATCTGGAACAACACTGGTGCAAGCAACAGCTTCATGGGTCTCTGTGGCTCAGGAGTTAAGAAAAAGATCAGCAACCTGGTCAGTTTCGTACAAGCCAGCTCTACTGGAGTGCAGGTTAATGCCCAACTCAATGACAACAAAGTTACCGAAATCGTCGATATTGTTGACACTGATTTTGGTGTAGTCGAGTTGGCTTTGTCCCAGTTCCTGGACGTAGGTCACGATGGCACTACCAATGCTGCTGATCCTAACCTTGTCTATTTCTTGGACATGGATCGCATGGAAGCTCGCTGGGAATCACGCCCCTCCTTCAAAAGCTTTGAAGATAAGGGTGGAGGTCCACGTGGATTGATCGAATCAGTTTGTTCACTCGTCTGCCACAACCCACTTAGCTTGGGTAGCATCGAGTTAACCTAATTTACCCAAAACCTCATTCGGGCTGGGGCCAGGCTGCAACATGCCTGGCCCCTAGCCAACATCAAAAACCATGCATGAATGTGTAGTTCCCGGAGTCGGCAACATTACAAAAGAGCTGATCAATGAATTCCAAACTGGACGGCTTAGAGAACAAGTCCAAGCGGAAGTCAACCAGCGCAAAGTGGCCACCTACAACTACAATAATGAGCGCAGAAATCTCTCCTTTGGGCGCTTACGCATGCAAGTGGATGCAACAGTCTACCACTACTGGGGCCAGCGACTTGGGTACGAATGCTGGAGAGACAAAACATTCCTGGCTGAATTTGAAAAGGCCAACCCGGAAGTGAAGGTAAAATCAAAATCTGTGAACGCTTCAATCCTAGTTCCAGGCAAACCCAAAGACCCCCAGGACAAGTACCTGATTAAAAACTGATGGGATGGTGGAATCAGCCTCTGGCTACTACAGGCAGCATAGCTAATGCTGTTTTCAGCCGTATGGGTTTAGACCCAGCTCAGGCACTAGCCCAAGAAAAGGCAGCTGTAGCAGAAGCCATCCAGCAGGGGCTAGAGCGAATCTGGACCCACTATGCATGGGATGAGGTGCTAGACACAGAGACCTATTACCCGGCTAATGGTCTGGTCAGTATCGGAACCAATGACAACGTGCTAGAGATTGAAGGTATCTACACGAAGGATCCAGATATCAATCCGACCATCAGCAGCCTCAAGTTCAACCAAGTCAGGCGCAAGGTACACATCCTGGAGACAGCTCCAGCGACTATCATTGCAAGGTACTGGCCGATCCCTCCGTCAATTGAGGCGAGCTACTTTAGCCCAGATACAAGCACATATAGTGTTGAGGATCTGATCGACAACAGTGAAGGAGCTAACGGCTATGCAGTGCCTAAAATATTTTACAGCTACCTAGTCAGCAGAGCTTACCAGGAGATGCTAATCGGTGATGGGCAGCACGATAAGGCTGGGCTGATTGCCGGGGAGGCAGAGCAGATACTTTATCAAAAACAACAGGAAGCCGATAGGCGCAAAATGGGAATTAACGCATGAGAGTTTTTATCAACAGAAAAATCGTAGCTCCAAAAGTTAAGGGTGTAGCTGGAGACAATGTAGCTATTAACCTGGACGAGCGAATTGACCCTATCGAGGCAAGAGTCTCATCTCTAGAAGATGAACGAGACAGTGATGATGCTGACAGCTTGGTTCGTGACAGCCGTTTGACTGCGCTTGAAACCAAAATGGATGACCAGCTAGGTGATATCCAGGATTTCATCGATGCATACAACGCTCACCAGGCTAATAAAACTATAACCCCAAGAACGAACACAGTTAGCCTGACCTTGGCAGCTGTAGCTTCTGGAGTTACACGGACACGCTCACTCTATCCGCTTACTAATGAGCATGCGACTGGAGACGGCTGGTCTATTGAATTTAGGCACAGTACCTACACTGGTGGCAACTGGACCACAGGTAATATCTCAGTGCCACAAGGTACTACTGTAGAGGTCCGTGCAGTCGAGACTGGCACAAATACACTACTCACTTCCAGCGGAATCCCTGGGCTTCTAAACTGGACAGGTGCTTTAACTGGTACAACTAACCCGGCAAACGTAGTCATGCCAGCTGCAGGTACAGCCATAGGTGCTAACGTCAGCACCACTACTGGTGAAGAACTGATCTACAGTGTAACTGGGGACCAAGAGTCTGGTGCTTGGACTACTGGCCGATTCCAGGGTAAGGTGACAGTGACTGTATCGGGTTGGGTAAACACTGCTGGTGGATCAGGCGCTCCTGTGTTCGACGCATTTTACCAATTATCCAACTGGTATAGTTTGAACCACGGAGGTGATACCAGCAGCGCAGCCAGCTATAAAGCTTCAACTAAAAACGGAAAGCTGCAGGTCAATTATGGTGACTATGGCAGTACAGATCAGAGTGACTGGGTTTACCCACTGGGTGATGGTGCTGCAAATGGTGATGACGGCTATCCAGCTATAAACTGGTCACCTAATACTGCACCCCTGACACTATCAGCCCAGGACACTCTCTTAGGTCCAAATGCTGAAGCTCGCAATATGCCCCAGGAGGGTTACAACGAGTACACCTTCACCATCGATGTAGCCTCGATACCCGGCAACAATGACAGCACCTCAATTCGCTTAGGCTTTAGAGCATGGGCTAACTCCAACAGTGCCGGGGACTACGGAGATAACTACAATGAGAATGCACACCGATTTGGAACATTTTGGGTCAAAGCAGAGCCAGCAGTAGACTCAAACGGCAATGCCCTTGGCAGCTACTCAAGAACTTAAATCTAAAAAATTATGAGCTTATCCGACACAAGAGAAACAGCCATTGGTAACGCAATTTTCAATGGTACACCTTATTCCGAAACTGGTCCAATAACAGTGGGGCTAGGAACAGCTGCTAATGAAAGCAGCTTCACGGAACCGACATCAGGCCAATACAGCACCTACACTCGCCAGACTATAGCAGCGACTCAGTCAGGTGAAACCTGGACCTTAGCTAACAGCACTAACTCAGCCAACAATATTGCTTTCCCAGCTCTAGCTGGAAGCGACACAGGCTGCACAATTACTCATGCAGCTCTCTTCGATAATGCTGGCCAAGTGATTGCCTGGACGGAGGTGCAGCCGAATGTGCCTTTGGTAGCTGGTGACAACCCAGAAATCTCACCCAATACCCTCACGCTAAAAATTCTTTGATTAGTTTAGGTACAGCCATTGGTGCAGCAGCAGCTGGCCAGCGCCAGCGCATAGCAGCCCTTGAAACCAGGACAGTAATAGTTACTGGTACTGAGGCTGTAGTGACTGGTGACACACAGCCAGCAGGGACTATACGTTTTGCTACTGATACTGGCAGAATCATGGTCAGTACTGGCTCAACTTGGGTAGGCACTGGAATAGCAACCCCAGCCGCTTCAGCTACATCAGGCAGTAGTATTACTGGAGCAGTAGTTACTTCTGGCGCAACAGGTGCATCTGCTACATCAGGCAGCAGCATTACTGGTTCCATAGTAACTGCTGGTGCAACTGGTGCATCTGCTACATCAGGCAGTAGCATTACTGGAGCTGTAGTTACTGCTGGTGCAACAGGTGCTTCAGCCACATCAGGTAGTAGCATTACTGGAACTGTTGCTTCTGGCGCTCTATCCGGAGAAGCCATTGGGGAGGGAACAGGAGAAGGTACTGCAGTAGGTAGTACAACTTCTGGCGCTCTATCTGGAGAGGCTATAGGTGAGGGTAGTGGTGAAGGTACGGCAATAGGTTCCGTGCCAGCCAGCCAGACTGACGTAATAAACCTTTCACCAAGCCTGTTCCACCGATCAGAGGATATTGCTGATACAGACTCCGATGGATATGCGAATACATGGGTCGAGTATGGAGGTGGCACTCAATATCAGCAAGATAGCTGGGGAACAAGCCACCCATATTACATTTCCTCAGATGCCGATTTCAATAATCATGCAGTTGTAGATTTTAGTGGTTCGCACTACATGACTTTGCGAACTGCAACGTCAGCAGGAAATTCTGCACAACACTATTTCATAGTTTTTGCTTGGGCCAATAGTTCTAACTGGGGAACGACAGGATACATTCATGGCAATCCTTGGGGAACGGCAAATCGTTTGCAGGTGTCATCATTGGGACAGCATAACCTCGGAGGTTGGAAATCATTTGTCGGACTTGATACTGCCACCGCCAGCAACTGGAACGACAGCACGAACACTATTCGTAAAAACGGACAGGTTCTGTCAGCAGCAGAACAGTTATATACTCCGTTGATGAATATCCGTGATACCTCTGGGAATACATGGAAAGCATCTGCTGCTAGTCAAACAGCAACAGTAAACAGTACCTCAGAATGGACTAAACCTGTTTTGTATGAATGGGAAAGTAACGGCACTAAAACCTTTAACCCTAGATGGTTCGGAAGATATTCGAGTGGTTTGGTTATCCCCATGAAGGTTGCCGAGATCGTGGGGTACTCATCGGCACTTTCATCAACCGATGCTGCTACTGTGCGAAGTTACTTAGGTAGTCGCTACAACATCCAAATGACATGAGCAGAAACGCAGTAATACTTCCAGACCTAGCGACTTATCAGCAGTACTTGTCTATTATAGAGTCAGTTGTTGGTTCACCATGGCAACCTGCAGACGGATGCACTGACGGAACTGACTACGCACTAGTCATCCCGGAAGACCAGGACGCACTCATTCCTGCCACATTTCCACGCACTAAAAATTTTCAAAACTACTCACTTACAGTCCCACAGGTATAATCATGGCAACCACATCAAACGCAACTTCTGACTACCTAGAGCAGGCCACCCTTGAACACTTTTTTGGCATCAGCTCGTATTCACAACCTTACAGCATCGATATAGCTCTGCACTACGGAGATCCGCTTGACGATGCTAGTGGTGGCAACGAGCTAGACAGCATTAATGACCCCGGCTACAGCAGGGTCACCCTGTCTTCACCATCATCAGACCTGTCAGTCAGCTCTGACGGCAATGGTTATTCGGTGACGACAATGAACACAGTCACATTCACAGCCTCTGGTGGCAGCTGGACCAACGCACCTACTTACGTAGCAATGTATGACGATAGCAGCAACCTTCTATGTCGTATGGCATTAGACGATGGCTCAGGCAACAGTCTTTCAGCTCTCTCAGACGGACAGTCACTAAATTTAACATCAGGTAACCTAAAATTCAAACTTAGCTAAATCATGCCACTAACAGGATCATTCACACAATCATTCCAGCAGCTAGTGTTGGACGCACTTGGTCAACGCACAGTATTTGACCCAGCCATTGACGGCTTAAAACTTGCACTTTTTACAGCTGATCCTGGAGAAGGAGCCAGTACCAGTAACGAGATTTCTGGTGGAGGCTACACCCGGCAAGCAGTTGCCCTAGGTGATGCAACAAATAATGCCAGCAACCATGGAGAAATTGCCAATACTGCTGCGATTAGCTTTGCGGCATCTGGCGCAAGTTGGTCAGGTATCACACATGCTGGGCTGTTCAAGGATAATAGTTACACTAGAACTATTATGGGGACCAGTAACTCCACCCGATCTGCCGCAGGAATTATTGGTAGTATGAACATTGGTCAACGATTAGACATACCTGCGTCTCATTGTGCTGTTGCGGCAACGTTAACTGTAACTAGTGCCGATGCAGTAAATGCTAACGACACACATGCTTGGTTTGGAAAACTAAATTTTAGCAGTTTAGCATCTGGGACTTATACGACTACCGACCCACTAGGTATCATTAATTACTTTATCAGGGTCAAAACTGGCAAAATGGCTGGACTCTGTTTTGATATTAAGGGTGATCAGACCAATGCATTAATTGTCCAGTCACCAAACATCTTCCCTCCTGACGTTCTTGATGGAGAAAAAATTGATGTAATCGAAAAACCAACTCTTGTGCAATTTTTTGGGTCCGTGCCAATCACAGGCAATCTGGCAAGTGGACTTCAAGCAGCAAGCACTCAGGGTGGCGCAGATGACCTAGGAGTAGTAGCAGCAGAAAGTTCGTACAATCGCTTCTGGCCTTACAGTGACGGCACAAGCGTTGCCAACTGGAAAGCAACAGCATCTGGTCATTCTAGCACTAATGCTGATACCTGCGTACTCTTTCCTCAAGAATTGGCTAATCTGTATGATCAAGTAACTAATGGTTACGAAGATATCTATCTAGATATCAATACTGACAGGTCTGCCGACTGGACTTTGACCTCCCAACTCAGCACCACCGATGAGATGCTTGCCCGGTTCCAGTTCGAAGATTCTGGAGGCAATGCCCAGACCCTAAACGTAGCAGATGGCAGTTCCCTCGATGTCGCAATAGGTGACCTCAAACTGACCCTCAACTAAAATGGCTACAGAACTCTCACTTGGTACATTGGTTGGCTCAACACTGAACCAGCAGAATCAGCGGATTAAGACGCTGGAGGCAGAGACCACTCTACCTACATACACCAGCAGCACTTTACCAGCAAGCCCTAGCACTGGTGAGACTGTGTTCGTCACAGATGACAGTACTTTACGCACCTGGGATGGCAGCAGCTGGATTAGCACACAATTATCATGAGTAATATTCCAGACATCTATATCCAAGTTACTGCCATTCTAGGTGGCGTAATAGCAACTGCCAGCGCAGTTGCAGCTCTTACTCCAACTCCAAAGGACGATCAGTTTGTGACTGGTGCAAAACGCTGGCTTACCAAACTCTACCGGGTAGTAGACATTCTGGCGCTGAACGTAGGGCGAGCCAAAGACAAAGGCAAGTGATGCGTGATGCTTTTGTCGGAGTTGTTGGGACTGTAGCCACCTTTGGGCTATCCGAAATCAACCTGGTAGTAGCAATAACTGCTGGCCTTCTCACCTGTGTCTACATGGGCATGAGTATTCTGAAGGAGGTCAAAAAGGATGATTGATCGGGAGCAACTCGCAGCAATCGTTATGGCTTGTTTACTAGCAATATTCATTGCGATATGCCTTTTGCTGCAGACTGGCTGCATGAGTAGCCGGGGAGTGGATGAAATGTCTGTCTCTGTGCCAGCTCTGTTTCAATTTGATATGGAGTTTCATGAAGAGGAGCCGACCAGTCTATCAATTGGACCATCAACCTGGTGGGAAGCTTTGCTCCAGGCTCCCGAATCCGTAGTAGTACCAGCAGAAGAATGAAATATCGCAGCTACGGAAAACTAGATGACGCAATACAGCCAGAAGGTGACAATGCTTTCATGGGTTTCTCCAGCCGTGTAGCCAAAGAAAACCTCAAGCCAGGATTTGCTAGTCTGCTCTGCAATATGAGACTGGACAAAGGGCAGGCTCAGGTCCGTGAAGGCATCCGGGTACATAATGCCAGCATCAACCTACCCAATACTCCATTGCATTTACAGTTTAACCTGGATACAGCTGCATCAGGTAATCAGCCTCTACTAGGAGGGACCAACGGAGTAATGATCCCAACCTTGATCCTGGATAATAATGGGATCGAGTGGGTGGCCATGGTCACTACTAACTCGCTGGTCTTCTGGAACCAGGACAGCACTACCTACCCAGTGGTCAGCCTGCCCTACCCAGCTGGTGAAGAAGTACTACCTGATGACGAGCCTTTTGTGATGCAAGCAGGTACTGGGTCTGCTGGTAAGCTCATCGTGTTTCGAGGCTTCAACAAAGATCCCCTAATACTGGACAATGTGGTTAACTCCAGCACCACAATCAGCGCCAGCACAGCAATTCCCAATTCTGTTATGGGGCTGTGGTTTCTCTCAAAGCTGTACGTCATTAAAGATGACTACACAATTGCCTACAGCAACACGGATGCCTGCGACACATTTACAACTGGTGGCACTCCAAATGAGGTGACCATTGGCTATGGTGGCCACGATCCCATTAGAGCTATCGCTCCATTTGGTGAGGGGCAGCTGATTGTTTTCAAAAGGAACAGCATACACGTAGTCACCAATGCAAACCAGCTTGGGGTGTTAGATGGTAACGGACAGCCTTTCAGTCGAGTTCTAGAGGTGACCAGGCAGCATGGAGTAGCCGGGCGCAGAACAGTCACTGCCATTGGAGACCAGGTCTTTTACTTGTCCGATGCAGGAGTCTACAGTCTGACTTCTGGAATCAACGCACAACCTGGCACAGCTACACCTGTGCAGCTGATGAAGGTGATCAATGATCCGATCTCCAGCCCGATCCAGGATCAGTTTGACCAAGTGAACATGTCAGCAGCAATCAGCTGCGCCACTGGCATATTTTACGATAACCGATTTTTCCTAGCAGTACCTTGGGGCAATGACACAGATGGAAACCCCCAGATCAGAAACAATAGAGTTCTGGTCTACAGCCTCCTGACCAAAAGCTGGGAGAGCATCGACTACTTTGGAGACGGCACTCTGGACCTCTACTTCGATGAGTTTATGGTAGGTGGGTTTGGGTCCAAGCGAGTGCTATTCATGGGCAACAAAGAAGCCTACATTTTTGTCTATGGTGAGGGTGAGCAGGATCGCTGGGGCCGGGACGGCTCTGAGGGTGATTTAGCTATCCAAGGCAAAGTCCACACCCGTGGCTATAGCCTAGGTACTGTTGATGTAAAGAACTGGCGCTGGGGCCAGATCCACTGGGCGCATGCTGACCCTGCTACTCCAGGCAATCCTAACCCCAACAGAGCCAGCAATACTTTAAACTATTCAGTCAGCACTGTAGACACAGATGCAACTCTAGAAGCTAGAACAATTTCTAGCTCTTATGACGATGGTTCTACCAGGTTCAGCCTAGGCAGGATCCGGGGTGTGCATGCCAGTGCAGAACTTTCTACATCAGGCCGATTTAAAATCAACCGGGTTGAGCTATCAGGCAGGCAGGCCGATGGGCAACTCCATGAACACATATAAGCCATGCAACTCGCTAAAGGATACGATTTCGATGATACAGACCCGGTCAAGAGGGTAGTCACAGCAGCTAAATTGGAGCAGCTGGTAGAGTCAGCTACTGCGACATTTGAAGCCAGCGATCTAGCGCAAATTAAAACACTAGCAACTGCTGCTGCTGACGCTGACAAGTTTGGGACTGACCAGCTTACAGATGCTTCAGTTACCACAGCCAAACTGGCAGATGCCAATGTGACTGAAGCCAAGATCGCTGATGATGCAATTACTACAGCTAAAATCACAGATGCGAATGTAACTACAGCCAAGATTGCAGACGCAAATATTACTACAGCCAAGATTGCAGATGCGAATATTACCACAGCTAAAATTGCAGATGCCTCAGTTACAGCAGCCAAGCTGGACACAGCTGCCAGCGGATCCATTGCTGGTGATATTGCTGGAGATGGGCTGGTCAGCGCTAACAGTAAACTAAATTTACAAACAGGCTGGCAGTTTCTGTCTAGCCCCTACACAGCCTGGCAGACTGGCGTAGTCAATGATACGACCAACGATGTAAAGGTAGCCGACCTAACTAGTGGAGCCACTACAATTGTGCCTAATGGGGTTCGCAAGTTGCTGTTTAGTGCTTACGTCCATGACGGCTGTACATTAGCTCTATGGGAGCCAGACGCAGGACAAAGCCACCAGCTTGGATGGAGGACAGTGCTTTACAATTCTAGCAGTAATAATCGTGAAGTAATATTTACAGCCGACAATGTTCAGCATCCAATTAGTTTTTACGCTTACAATAGCGCTGGTAGCACAGGTGGCCTAGAGTCGGCTGGAAATACACCCGATTCAAAAACACACGCTAATCTAATCGCAGAAAATTATTTGAGGTTTCAGTTAAATACAGATGGGTCAGGTAGGATAGTCTACCTCAAGATTCTGGCATACATGTGGTAGAATGACTTTTGATCCACCAACAGCCATGGTCCCATACCTGCCAGAAATGGCAGAGCAGCTTCGTGCTGCAGCAAAAGAGGATGACCATACCGCAATAGCTCCGACTCATGTCTTCATAAAGAATAATGAGATTGTCGGCTATTGCCGGGTCGATGTGACCTGCCACTGGTGGCTGCATACTAAAAAATGCAAGGTTAGAGATACGCTGGCCTGTTGCTACCAAATGGAAGCGGTGATGAGGGACAGGGGAATCAGTAACTACGTCATGCTTTGCGCCAAAAAAAGCCCCTATAATAAAGTCATGGAGAAGGGTGGCTTTAGTAGTATTGGCAGCACCCAATTATTTCAAAGATCAATATGAATATCCTAGCACTACTCAGATTCTTTCGGACCCTGGACCATAGGCACTTAGCCCAAACTTTTACGCTTTCTTGGTGTAATGACTTTGATGCACCTGATGTAGAAAAGCGAGACCCAGAGCGTGAAGCGCTAAGTGCTGTAAATATCCAAGCTGGTCTCATGGACTTAATTGCAGACAAGAATTTTGCTGCTCAGGGAGACCAGGCTGCTGGGGTCAGCAAGTTCACGGACAGTCTGCTTTTCGGAACTCCAGCCAGGGAAGCAGGTACTAAAAATGTGCGAGAGGGAGATCCTGAGTTTATGATGTCTGTGTTTGAAACCAGGCCAGACATTAAGGCCAGTTTCGACCAGAGCAAGGGTGCTGGCTTTGGAGGTACGTTTGACGAATGGTGGGCAAACAATCGAGGTAACTACATGGACGTAGTGAATCTAGGGGTAGACCGGGAGGTGACTGCCAGAGAAGCCACCAGGGGACTAGCTGACATCATGCGAGACGCACAAGGCTCGATCATGGACATGAAGGAGGACTTCGTAGGTCGAGAGCTTGATACAGTTAAAAAGTTTGCAAGCAGCGCCATGGAAGCTCTTGCACTAGCCGACCCAGAATCTGCAGCTCTACTAGACCAGACAGCAGCCTCAGCTAAACAACAGCTGGCAGATGCTCAGGGACCACTTTCACAGCAGACCTATGATGCTCTGAGCCAGCCCATAATGAGCAACATGGCAGCAGCTGGATTTGGCAGCATGGATCCTGCAGCTCAAAAAGCTATCTTCCAGCGCAGCGACCAAGAGAGGCAGCGCAGGCTACTTGAAGCTCAACAGTCAGCACTTACTACAGTCGGTGCTAGAAATCGCTTTTACGGGGATCCGTTCATGGCCACCATTGGACGCAGCAGCAGCGCTGAAGCTCAGGGCATGACCAATACTGCCAACAGCCAGTATCAAGACATGATTGATCCATTCAACCCGGCAATTCTCGGAGCTTTCGCAGATAATGTCGGCAACCAGAACGCAGCCAACATAGCAAACGCAAACAATCAAGCAGCAGCAGCAATGGCTCCATGGGGCTTTGCTGGCCAAGTTATTGGGGGTGGCCTGCAGGGAGCAGGTTCTGCTTTTGGAGGATACTTAGCAGGGAAATAGACATGGCAAAATACACAGCACCAGCAGTTCGCAGCCAACCTTACAATGCAGCCCTGGCTAGTAAGCCTGGCGAGATGTACATGCAAACCATGGGCAATCTTGGTAGCAATATCGGCAAAGGCTTAGGTGCTGCCATAGGAGGGTATCTGAAGAAGCGCAGAGCAGATGATGACTTGGACAATATGGCTGAGTCTATCTACCCTTATGTCAGCGAGATGTTCCCAGAATTTGCTGGCAAGGATGGACAGACCAACCTGCGTAAGGCTCTGAAATCTGGTGGCATGGATGCTATTTTGCAGATGGAGAAAATGAAGACAGCCCAGCAACAGGCTCAGGCTGCAATGCAGGGTGCTTACATGGACCAGCAGACTAAACTGCAAAGTGTTCAGAAATCAAACGATGAGCGCTTTAGGGCCAATCTAGGTGCTATAGATATTACTGATCCACAAGCTCTGCGTGATTTTGCAGATGACTATTTTACTGGAAAGTCTGCACAAGAGCTGCAGATGAACCCGGCTGCGATTGAATGGCTAAAGCAATCTGGTGCAGTTTTAGCACCTAAAGAGCCAGAGCCTAACCAGGATAGTATGTGGAACCCAGATCAAGTCAGGGCAAGCATGCAGGACGAGCAGCAGATCATAGACAATAAGCTGACCGACTACACGGCTAGGTTCCTAGACAAAACAGTTACTGATAGTGATGTTGAAATCAAAGATGGCATGCGCTATGTCTACACCAAGGACAACCAAGGCAACCGGGTCTTCGTCAGCGCCACACCTGTTGAGCAGGGAACCCCAGACGTAGTTTCTAAATTTGAATTTGGAGAAGATGGCACTGCAACTTTCAACACATACCAGACCACAAAAGTAGGTGGCGTTGATAAGACTACACTGGTCAGTTCGACTAAGGTAGATGTAGATGACGTTCCATTTTCTGCACAGCCAGATGGAGGTGTCACTGGAGGCAGAGTCATTGAGGCAGCTAAGGAGTTTAAGGGTGACAGTTACGCCACACTAAACCACAGAGTCCAGCAACAGGCTGCATTCTTACAAAAATCTGCTGAGACCCCAGCGCAGTTACAAGAGCAGCTGCAGGCAATGCAGGAGAAAGCTGCAAAGGATGAGGTCGAGGCTGCTAAGAGCATTGAGACTGCTTTCACTAAAGATCCGACTGGTCTAGGTGAAAATGCTGATACAGTCGCAAAGGCAATCTTGGCCAGAAACCTACTCAATGATGCTGCTATGACTGGCAATGTACAGCTGGCTCAGGCAGCTACCAGATACTTTATCAGGCTCTACGAAAAAGGCATTCTGACAGAAGCCGATATAAGTGGCTTTGGTTCTACTGGAGTCTTCCAGTCGCTGATGGAGGATGTCAGTAAGTTGACCAATGAGGTTAATGTACCCCTAATGCAACAGATGGCAGCAGCAGCTGACAAGACTCTGGAGAGAGTCGGTCCCCAGGTTAGCAAAAGAGTTGAAAATCTTTTCGAGACTACAGCCAGACTCTACAATATTCCACCGACCAGGCTGCAGCAGGTTTCGAGCTACACGGACTTGAAAAATATTCCGACGATCAAGCCACTAAATTGGAAAGCAGCTGATCCTAATGAAGTTCCAGTAGTCCAGCAAACAGGCACAGAAGAAGAAATCAATGCTGCAGCAGAGGCAACTACTCCAATGCAAACCCCAGCTGAATAAGAATCACTAGTCATGTCACTAAAGCCATTTGTTTCTAAGTCAGACTTGGGTTTTTTTAACGATGCAGGAGTCCAAGATCGAGCGCAATTACTTCGCAACAGAGGTATGCCCGTCGATGTCATTAAATCTACTTTAAGAAACCCCAGTCTGCCATTTGCAGTTCATAAACCGGGTCAGGAATTTAAACCTGGCACATGGGCAGAAGCAAGGTCACTTACACCAAAGGAACGAGTCTACGCTGATTTCAAAGCTCTTGCAGAAAAGCAAGGTTACAAGGTTAGAGGTGGATTAGGTTTTTTTGGTACAGCTGGAAGCTTGGTTAGCAGCGCCAAAGGTTTGGCAATTGGTAAAGCAGGAACCAAAATTGAAGACCTAGATGATGACATCCTGCTAAACCAAATTTGGAATGGGCAGGGTGAGCTACAGAAAGAACTTCAGCCTCTATTGCAGAAAGCTGTATCTGATAACAGCCCTGAGTATGACAACCTTGATCACTTTCTGGCTACTACACCTATGGGCTATGAAGAGTGGGCTAAGAATCACTTTGAAAAGAGCCAGCTGCCTACAAAGGAAAAAGCTTTGGAGTACACTGTTGCAGGCATCAAGTATGTAGGTGACACAGTCGGTGGCTTTCTGAGTGACACTGGGCAAGCTATAAAAGATACAGCTACTGGTGGCCTAGGTTCTGGAGATTACGCTGAATCTATCGGTAAGGGTATTGCCACTGGGCATCGTGACCTAGGACTTGTCTACCGGGGAACAGCTGGCTGGATAGGTGACAAGCGCTACGAAGAAAATAAATACGACAATTTTGAGCAGTATTTCAATGACGAGGAGAACAAGGAGGTTCTAAAAAGAAAATACAATCGTTACGTCAACAGCCATGCATGGGCAAACCAGGAGCGACTTTACAGGCAGGACAAAGTAAAATATCAAGGTGCATTTGAGGCTGGCTCCTTTGCTACTGCTGACTGGCTCATACCATTCTCACCACTAGCCAAGCCCATGCGCTTAGGCGCTAGATGGGGTATGAAAGGCGTTGGAGGTGGAGTAGGCTGGGGCTTGTCCAAGATGACCTGGGGCGCTGCATGGCTTGGTGAAAAAGGTGCAGCTCTTCCTCGAAAAGCAGCCGTCAACACCTTAGCAAAAAGTTTAGGAATATCAGCTGCAGATGCCCAGAAAGGTATGGCACTAGCCACTACAGCTGGCTTTGCAGGCCAAGAAGCACTTTCAGTCATACCAGGAGCCAGAGCAGCAGCAAATACTGCAGCAGCGTTAGGTGCAGCTGAGTTAACCAGTAAGTTCATCAGGACAGGAGCTGAAAAAGCTGCAGTGGCTTTCTCAGCACTGATGCGTCCAGGTTCACAGAAGCGCTTGATGTGGCGCATGGCTGATGAATTTGCTGCAAAAGGGAATACCAAATGGGCTGCAATGGCTACTTGGGCTGCTGCTAATGGGGGTGACCGGGTCGCTGGTGCTATGTTTGAGACTCTTTATGGGGCTGGCGCTGGAGCTACCATGGGTGCTTTGATGCAAGGTATGGTCACCAGTGGAGAATGGGATGCTATATTGTCTGGAGCTGGAGGTGGCCTGACTATAGGAGGAGGACTGGGTGGCACTTTAGGTGCAGTTAGAAAAAGTGACGCTGGTAAATCCAGTGCTGCTAGGAGCAAGCGCAGTATCAAAGAATTTGAAAAAGGTGGCCTTGAGGATGCTACTAATGGCAGCCTGCCAAATGGAGCTTACAACAACGGCAACAAAAAGTACACCCAGCAGGAAGCGTGGAGCCAGCTCAATGAAAAGGAGTGGGCTGAGTACCAGACTCTAGATAGCAGAGAAGCTAGGCTGGCTATGCTCGATAAAAAGAGCAGGCAGATGCAGAAGGAAGCGTTCAGCCGACTGCCAAAGCATGCCCAGGAGTTTATAGCTACATCTTGGGAAGCGCTGGGCTGGACTCCAAAGATGCACATATTTGAGAATCAGCAGACCTACCGCACATTCATGTCGCACTACATGGGTCGCAGACTTGGTCCAGACTTTACACCTCCAGCTGGGTTTTATGATCCAGCCAGCAAAATGATTTTTGTTGATGGCTCCCGGCCAGAGATGGGTTCAAATTATCTGACCAGTGTTATCATCCATGAGCTGACTCATGCCAGAGAAGGTGCATGGCTCAATGATGGGGATGCCGTAGAACAGTCAGCTAAAGTAGTTGAGGTTCTGAAGAGTTACCAGGATCCGAATGGTACTCCCTTTGAGCTGCCCAATGGTGAAAGCATCAGGCTCAGTGGAGAGATGGTGGATTTTGCAAACAACTATGACGCTGCAATGGACGCTAGTGGTATCCAGGAGGGTCATATTGGCATGAACGCACTCAAGTTAGCAGACGAGACTCTGTCAGCGTCTGCACAGCTCATGTACGCTCAGGATCCCAATGTCTGGAACAACATGGGCAAGGACAACAGGCACTTGCTTGCCCGGATGAGTAACGGCATGCGTGACACCTTAGAGCGACTGGGCATGCTTGATATACATGGCAGACCAAAGGAGCCAACTGACAACATCAGTTCTGCACTTTACAAGTCCAAGCCTGTGCAGAGGGTTATAGCCAATTACAAACTAGCTGAGGCTTCACTGCACAGATATGAGTCAGAAGCTGCTGATAGGGGCTACCAGATAACCGGGACCAGAAATGAGGTCCGTGAGCGAGTCAGGCGCATTGGGGGTGGCAACAGTATGGTCCCCCAAGAGACTGTTGATGCAATAGCTGCAATCAATCCAGATTTCTGGCCTAGGGGTATGAAGCGCATTGCAGAGTCAAGGCCACTGAAGGTTGGTGACTTTGTAAACATCAAGAAGGGTAGAGGTGATCTGTTACCTGAGTCAGTGCGAGTAGAGGCCACCCTCAATGATGGTACTGTTAAGCTTGAGGGATACACGGATCCAGTTCCTGCAAAAAGCTTGAGACGCAAAACCATGCGTCCAGACCAGGTTGCTGGAGTAGGATTAGGTAATGAAGGTTCCCGGCTGCCTAAAGAAGTTTATGATGAGCTGCTTAAAGGTGGACCTGCAGGCAGACAGGCAGCTGAACTGCTTGAGCGAATTGAGGGTAGTATTCTCGATGGCAATGTGCTTAAAGTGTTTTACTCTAACCGCACTAGCAATCTGGGTAACAATGAGGTAGTCGGTAGGGAAATAACCCCAATCCAGTTTTCAGTCTCAAATAAGCGCAACATCTTGCTGCAGGGATGGGACATGGGTGCAGTCCAGTACAATCTCAAGAAGCTCCAGGATGGGGGCTTCATGTCAGCACAGCAGGTTCGTGACTTTCATACTAATGCAGCTGCAAGATTTGATGAGATTAGTGAGCGCCTGCAGGGTATTGATCCAAATAATCTCACCGACATTCGTGAGCTATTTAAAATCAGAAAAGGCAGTGACGATGAGCTAGGTATAACTATTTTAGCAGCACTGGGTACACCTCCTGAGAATATCAGAGCTATAGACCCACAGCTGGCTCAGTATATGCATGACTCAAAAATGAAGCATGTTGCCCAAAAGGGTGGTCCACTGAAGAGCTTCCGGGTCGATAGTGTTATTTCTTTAGGTGAGAAACTGAAAGATGGTCAGCCTGTTAAAGGGCTACCTGCAACCTATCTCAATGTTAAAGAGGCTTACATGCCACACGCTAACATGGACAGGCCAGTGGACTTACCTGAGAGCTTACTGCCCATGGACAATCCTGGTATGCCTGGATCCTACTCCCTGCACCTTATTCAAGGACCAGAAAATAAAACAGCTTTCCATAAGCAAGCTACAGAAGAAAATAATACTGTCATTTCTACCCCAAGTGGAACTCCAGTTCCCAGCCGGGTTCATCCACCTAGAGTCAGCCTCATAGATGAAACAGGAAAAACCAGAGGGACATGGGCTAGTGTTGAGGACTTACACAGGCAGCTAAATGCAGACCTAGCCAGGATTCGCAGATTCGCCAGGGAGAACCCAGAAGAGGCCAAGAACAGCCTAGGCTTCTATTCTGGTATGGCTGACGCAGCAGCTAGGCTGTCAACGCAGGGTGATAGCGTTGTATTCGATGTGCGCCAGGCAGACCTGCACCTACGTCAGTTCGCTTACCTTTCAGTCAGAGCCAGCGTACCTAGCAATACTAGTAAAGCTGGCACGGCAGGCATTGGTCCGTTCCTGGGTCAGTATGAACCTGGATTTTCCGCTGGCTCACAGACCCAGATTCGGGGCATGGGCAAAATCTTCCAGGATTGGGAAGCTGGCAAAGCGCTTGATATGACCCAAGCAGGAGTAGCTAACAAGGTTAGAAACTTCTACATCAACGGCATGACAGAGCTGCTGGAAAAGGTATTAAACCAGCCAGCAGGAACAGACCCTAATAAAAAGCAAAACCTGGTTTACATTGCTGAAAAGATAAACAACTCCCTAGGCAAGCAGGGTCTCAAGGATGGAATCAATTCCACTCAGGATGTGTTGAAGCTGCAGACCAAGCTGGCTAGGCTCCAGACTGTAGATATGTGGGACATGTCTGCAAAGGGTCAGTCCTTTGGTGGCTTTGTCCTAGCTCCTAATGCTAAGGGGCAGATGTTTGGCTACAAGTGGTCAAATCCAGAACAAGGCAGGACCATTGAAATATTTCAGCGAGACGAACGTGGAGCTATAGTGAACGATGAAGCTGGCAACCCAGTGATGACTGACCTGGCTGCTAAAGTCCTGCGCTGGCATAATGATAATGGTGACAAGGGCAAATATGAAACCCGGAAGCCGACCAGCTTCGATGACCTGACCTATCGTGAAAAAAAGAATCTAGTCTACGATGAGCAGAACCAAACGATCAAGGTATGGGATGAGGGTGACGATGCAGGACTAGCTGCTGGAGGTGAGTCACCACTTTACGAGCGCATGCAAGCTTATGGTGGCATGCTCACGGATGCATTAAATGCTGAAGGTGGCCTCATGGGGCAGACTGAGCTGAAGGCGCTGGACCTGCAGCAGTTCATGTGGGGCATGGAGAAGTTTGAGAATCCACTTCCAGCCAATCGTGACTTCAGTTCCTACGACCGAATCGTTAATGAAGCTTACCAGCTCCTGGATAAGGCTAAAGCTGAGGGGGTAGACTGGAGAACTATCAGTGACCCAGAGCTAAAAGCTGGCGCTTCCTTCTTAGAGTCTACCCAACGCAGCTATGAAGCTTTGGCAGAGCAGACAGTGCCTCTAGAAGTTATTACTGAGCAACCTGGTCAGTGGGGTTCAGCTATGCAGACACAGCTGCAGAGATTGATCGATGAGGGAGATCCAAATCCTCAG